TTTCTGAAACTGTATCTGGTATTGAATACGCTAAAGCTATATCTAAGAAAGTTGCACAAAATATTGTATTAATAAAGCCAGAAGTTAAAAATAATACTTCAGCAAATATCAAAGCAACTAATACAAATCAATATACTTCATCTATAAGTGTTAGTACAACTGAAATAAGTAAGATTAGTTCTTCATTTTCAATTGTAACTGATATAATTGGTGGTGGTGTTCAATCTTCACCAACTAAAGTATTAAATACTGAAGCTGGTATCAAAGTAACTGGATTAACTGCAACTACATCATCAATAAATGGTGGTGATACTTACGCTGATTTGGTAACATCTTCATTCAATTTAGTAAGAGATATTATCTACTATGGTGAAGCTGGTATACCTGATGCTTTAGCAAGAAATTATGATTATGGATTTGAGTTAGTAATACCAAATATAACTTACTCACAAAGTTCAGTATATTTGGATGGTGTTGATGTTCAAAAAACAGCAAGTTTTGATGGCATGACAAATGGTATCTATGATGAATATTATGAAACAGGTACTGATTACATTTATCCAGAAGAATGGATACAAATGGATTTTGGTAGTGTTGCTAAAGTTAAAAAAGTTGTAATTGGTGCAGATTATGATACAACACTTGTTGCATACTATGGAACTGGATATTCAATAAATAAAAATGTACAATATTCAATAGATGGTACAAATTGGACAATTGTATTTAATACTGGAACATTTACTCAACCAATTCAAACCTATGATGTTGATATAAATGCAAGATATATTAGAATAGTTTCGGTTGAAGATTATTTAGCTGTAACTGAATTCTATGCATTTGTAGATGATACAACTATTGCTACACCAAACTCAATACCATCATTATTACATATAAGTTCAACTCAGCAAATAACTGGAAATACTCCTGTTAGCTATGGTAGTCCTCTTGAAGCATTTAAATTAACATTAGGTAGTGTAGATTCTACATATAAAACAATTGTTGATATTGTTAATAATGGAACTGGTTCAATACCAACTATTATAGAAAATACATCATCTTCTATAAATGTAACTGGTGGTACTCCATATCAAGCTCCTTTAGCTGGTACTCAATCTGATATTGATAAGATTGCAAACGGATTTGGTATCGTAATGGATATTATTAAAGGAAACTATCCAACTACATTAGTATCAAATACATACAATGGAATTAAAGTAACCGATACACCTCAATTAATAAGTGGTAGTGGTGCAGAAAGATTACAAGCTAAGTTGGTATCATCATCATTTGCGGTAGTATCTAATATTATCTTAAATGGTACTGGTTCTCAAACTTATGTAGCACCATCGGCAACTGCAAATACCAATCCAAAGATAACATCAGCTTATAGCCTATTAGTAAGTAATAGCTTAATGATTATAGATGAAACCATATCATATATGAGTTCATCTTGGAGTACATTCTATTATGATGAGGTTAAGTGTAGACGTGATTTAGGATATATTATTAATGGAGCAGCATATGATTTATTATATGGTGGAAACTCTGGTTCATTCTTAAATGGACAGTTTTATTCATTAGTACCATCACCGGCAACATCTTCACAATTAGACCAAACTCTAACAGCAATAAGATATGCTAGTGGATTGGCTGAAAAGGTTGTTAGAAATACGGTATTAACACATATATCAGCATCAGCAGAAACAACTGCATCTTATTCTTCATTAGTTAATAATAAACAATTTATACAAAACGAAGTAATTGCTTATATATCTTCTTCTTGGAGTACATCATCTTTTAACTATACCGAAGCAAGTTGTAGTAGAGATGTTGCTTACATTGTAGATGCAGTAGCAACTGATTTATTGTATGGTGGTAATGAAAGAAGTTATGTAGCTGGGGATTACTATTATAGATATCCATCGGTAGCAACTACATCACAATTACAACCAACATTAGATGGTGTTGGCTACGCTAAAGGTGTGGCAATGAATTTGGCATCAAATGTAACATTCAGTACACCTCATCCTGATACTCAATATTCTTATGATTTATTATTAGCAAATAAAGAATTCATACAAAATGAAACTATTGCATTTATAAACGCTAAATATCCTAATTTATACTACAATGAAACTAAATGTAGACGTGATGTTGGATATATTGTAGATGCGGCAGCAACTGATTTATTATATAAAGGAAATCAAAGAGCAGCAATAGCTGGAGAGTTCTACTTTAAGTATCCATCAATAGCAACGGATGTTCAATTAGTAGAAACAACTGCAGCTATTAATTACGCTAAGAGATTAAGTATATCTGTAATTAAGAGTGATATAATTCCAACACCACAAATAGTATCCAATACATTTAATAACATTAAAGTAACTGGTACAACTCAATATACATCATCAAACGCAGCAACGGCAACCGAAGTATCTAAAGTAAGTTCTTCATTCGCTATTGTGACTGATGTAGTTGAAAACGGAGTTGGTTCATTACCTAATAAAGAGTACAATGTATCTCAAAGTATTAAAGTAACAAATACTACTCAATATACATCTACTTTAAGTGGTAGTGGTATTGAAGCATCAATCATAACAGCATCTGTTAGATTAATAAATGATATCATTAATAACAATGGTAATGTAAATTACGCATTGGCTGTAAATAATGGTAACTTTGCTTCATTAACACCAATACATAGTTCAACTGAAACTCAAATAACAACATCTTTTGTTGGTAATACAACTTACGAAAGAAGTTTAGTAAGTTCATCATTTGGTATTGTTAAAGATATCATTGGTGGTGGATTAAGTGCTATTCCAACATTGGTTAATAACGCTTCATCTTCTTACGCAACAACAACTAACGGAATTTATAGTTCTTCATTGTCTGGTTCAAATGTTGAAGGTAACAAAGTAACGGCATCATTTGATATTGTAACTGATATTATTGAAAATCAAACATATCCTACATTAGTAACAAACGCTAGTGGTAGAATTAATACAACAGGTACAGCAATTGTATCACAATCAGTATCGGCATCAGCTAGTGAAATCGTAAATGTAAGTTCATCATTTGCTAATGTAATAAACATCATCACAAATGGTATAACATCAATTCCTTATGTAAGTGCAAATACTGATAACTTAATTAAAGTAACAACAACTTCACAATACATTTCTCAAAGTGGAGCAACATTGAATGAAACTTATAAATTAAATAATTCAGTTGGAATTGTTACTAATATTATAGAAAACGGATTGGGTGCTCAACCTACAATGGTTAAGAATACGGCTGGTAACATTAAAGCAACAAATACATCAGTTGTATCAACAACAGCTGCAACATCAACTGAAGCAACTCAAATTAGTTCTTCAATTAGTAATGTTGTTAATATTATTACAAATGGTGTAGGTGTAATACCAACTTATGTATCAAATACAAATGGTAATATTAAGGTAACATCAACTTCACAATATTTGAGTTCATCTTTTGGTACTTCAAACGAAGCATCATTGATTTCATCATCTATTTCAATTGTAACAAACATTGTAGCAAACGGATTGGGTGTAGCTGGTACTCCAACTAACTATTCAACTCCTTCAACTGCATCAAATGTTTACTACGCTTATAATTTAGTGAAGGAAAACTTAGGATTCATTCAGAATGAAACTATCGCTTACTTATCTTCTTCTTGGAGTACATCATCTTACGATGAAAGTAAGTGTAGACGTGATATTGGATTGATTATAAGTGGAGCATTGGAAGATGTATTATTTGGTGTAGCATCCGCTTCAATAGTAAATGGTAAATTCTACTTTGAATCAGCATCACAAGCTACTGGAGTACAATTAAATCAAACATTAGATGGTTTATTCTACGCAAGTAAGTTAGCACAAAAGATTGCAGTAAATACAACATTTGTAACTGCATCGGCTAACAAAACAAACGCAGCAACTATCTTAAAGAATAACAAACCATTTATACAAAACGAAACAATTGCTTACTTATCTTCTTCTTGGAATGAGTTCAATTATAATGATGTAACTTGTAAGAGAGATATTGGTTATATCGTAGATGCAGTAGCAACTGATATTGTATATGGTGGTAATGAAAGAAGCAACGAAGCTGGAAGATATTATTTCTTATATCCTTCACAAGCTACTGGTTCTCAATTAGTACAAACTGTTGATGGTGTAAATTACGCAAGTTCTTTAGCACAAAAATTAGTTGTAGGTACTACATTCACACAAGCTAACTCAACAAATGTATTAGCAAGTGAGTTAATCAAATTGAATAAGAACTTTATTGCAAATGAAACAATTGCATATATTAGTTCTTCTTGGAGTATGTTCCCTTACAACCAAAGTAAGTGTAGTAGAGATGTTAAGTATATCTTAGATGCTATTAGAACTGATTTAGTGTATGGTGGTAACGAAAGAAGTATTGTAGCTGGACAATTCTACTACTTATATCCTTCATTGGCAACTGTTGCTGGTGATGGTGATTCATTAGGAGAATTAGGACAAACTTTAGATGGTATTAACTACGCTAAAGGTGTGATGAACAACGTAGTATTAAATAAAACATTAGTATCACCATCAGCAAATGTATCTGGCTCTTACAATTTATTAGTAGGTAACAAAACATTCTTACAAAATCAAACTATCGCTTACATCAGTTCTTCTTGGACTGTGGATGATAATAGTGATGTAGCATATACATACAATCAGGCATCTTGTAGTAGAGATGTGGCTTATATCGTAGATGCGGTAGCAACTGATTTAAGATATGGTGGAAATCAAAGAACTACTAAAGCTGGGGAGTACTATTACTTATATCCATCTGCAGCAACTGGTTCTCAATTGAATCAAACTGTTGAGGCTATCAAATATGTAGCTGGCTTAGCAAATGAATTGGTACAAAACAAAACATTTACAACACCAACAACCAATGTATCTGCTTCTTATAACTTATTAAGAAATAACAAAACATTTATCGCTAACGAAGTTGTAAATTATATTAGTTCTTCTTGGAGTGAACATACTTACATTGAATCTAAGTGTAGACGTGATGTAGGATATATCATAGATGCAGTTTCTACTGATTTATTGTTTGGTGGTAACGAAAGAAGTTCATTAGCTGGAGAATACTATTTTAGATTCCCATCAAATGCAACAAATTCTGAATTAGCACCTACATTAAGTGGTGTTAGATACGCTAAGCATTTGGCTGAGAAGATTGTTAACGGTGGTACAACATTCCACACTTCAATTCCATCAACTCAAGCTATCTATGATTTATTATTAGATAACAAAGAGTTCATTAAAGCTGAGGTTATCAACTTTGTAAATGGTAACTATCCAAATAACTATTATAGCCAAACTAAATGTGCTAGAGATACTGGATATATCGTAGATGCGGTAGCAACTGACTTATTATATGGTGGAAACGAAAGAGTAAACGAAGCTGGAAGATACTATTACTTATATCCTTCATTAGCAACAACAACTCAATCGGAAGAAACAACAACAGCGGTTAAATATGTAGCTGATATGGTTGGTAGTATCTTAATAAATACAATATTGGGTACTCCATCAATCAAATCAAATGTATCGGCAAGTATTAAAGCAACTGATGCACCACAATATATTACAGCATCTTATGTTGGTACACAAAACGAAGCTAATATTATATCAGCATCTATTTCAATTGTAACTAACATTGTTGAAAATGGTTTAGGTGTAGCACCAACTCCAACAAATTATACATCAGTAACATCAGCATCTAATGCTATTTACGCATACAATTTGTTAAAAGAGAATATTGCTTTCATACAATCTGAAACAATAGCTTATTTAAGTTCTTCTTGGACTACGGCATCTTATGACGAAACTAAATGTAAAAGAGATGTTGGTTTAATCCTTAGTGCATCGGCAGAAGATATATTATTTGGTGTAAGTTCAGCATCTATTGTAGCTGGTAAATACTATTATGAGTATCCATCGCAAGCTGAAACTTCTCAAATCAATCAAACTTTAGATGGTATTAATTACGCAAGTAGATTGGCACAAAAGATTGTTCAAAATGTAACATTTAATTTACCTTCAACCGAAGTATCTGCTTCTGTTTCATTATTAAGAAACAACAAAGCATTTATTCAAAACGAAGGTATCGCATTTATCAGTTCGTCTTGGAGTGGTAAGGTTTATAGTGAAGAAACTTGTAAGAGAGATATTGGATATATTATTGATAATGTAGCAACTGACCTTTGGTATGGTGGTAATGAAAGAAGTGTGAAAGCTGGAGAATATTATTTCTTATATCCTTCACAAGCTACGGATATTCAATTAAGTGAAACAACAACTGGTATTAAATATGCTGGTGATGTGGCGGCTAAAGTAGCACAAAGTATTCAATTTGTAACTGCATCTATCCAAAGACAAACTGCATGGGAATTATTAAGATTAAACACTCCGTTTATTCAAAATGAAACTATTGCATACATTAGTTCTTCGTGGGTGACTGGTTCTTATTCTGATTCAGCATTCTACTATAACGAAGCAAGTTGTTCTCGTGATGTGAAGTTCATTGTAGATGGTATCGCAACTGATATCTTATATGGTGGTAACGAAAGAACATTTAATTCAGCATACTTCTATTACAAATATCCATCTCAAGCTACTGATACTCAATTAGATGAAACTTTAGAAGGTATTAAGTATGCTGGACAATTAGCAGAGAAAGTAATCGTTAATACATTGTTTGTAACTGCATCAGCAACGGCTTCAGCAGTTTACACAACATTGAAAGCTAACAAACCATTCATACAAGCAGAAACAATCGCATTTGTATCTTCTTCTTGGATTGGTTTAGATTACTCTGAAGCTAAGTGTAAGAGAGATGTAGGATATATTGTAGATGCAGTAGCAACTGATATTCTTTACGGAGGAAATCAAAGAAGCGCAACTGCTGGACAATACTATTTCAAATATCCATCTAAAGCAACTGGAGCTCAAATTGATTCAACATTGAACGCAATTGATTTCGCAGGTGGTACGGCTAAGAATGTAATTACAAATACAACATTTGTAACGGCATCACAATCAGTATCAGCATCGGTTGAATTATTGAGAAATAATAGAGCATTTATTCAAAATGAAACAATAGCTTGGTTAGATTCAGCTTGGAGTTTCTTTGAATACAATAAAGAGAAGTGTAAGAGAGATATTGGTTACATTGTAGATGGTATCGCAACTGATATATTATATGGTGGTAACGAAAGAAGTGTAATGAGTGGTGATTTCTATTACAAATATCCTTCAAAGGCAACTTTATTGGGAGATGGTGATGGAATTGGACAATTAGGACAAACTTTAGATGGTATTCTTTACGCAAGTAGAATATCACAAAAAGTTGCACAAAATACTGAATTTGTAACAGCATCTTTAGAAGTATCGGCATCATTTAATTTATTGAGAGATAATAAAAACTTCATAGCATCCGAAAGTATTGCATATGTAAGTTCTTCTTGGAGTACTGTTTACTACAACGAAGCAAGTTGTTCTCGTGATGTGAAGTATATAACTGATGCAGCAGCAACGGATTTATTCTATGGCGGAACTGAAAGAAGTGTAACCGCTGGTTCATACTATTTCCTATTCCCATCAAAAGCTACTGTGAAAGGTGTACCATCTGAGGCAGCACAATTAGACCCAACAATTACAGGTGTAAGATATGCTGGTAAGTTGGCAAGTAAAGTTGTGACAAACCCAACATTTGTAATACCTTCTGCATCATTAGTAACAACTACAAATTTATTAACAAACAACAAACAATTAATACAAAAAGAAACTATAACATTCTTAAGTTCTTCTTGGAGTACATTGAAATATAATGAAGTAAGTTGTTCTCGTGATTTAGGATTTATCATAGATGCTATCAGAACCGACTTAGTTTATGGTGGTAACGAAAGAAGTATTGAAGCTGGTTCTTACTATTATAAAATTCCATCTGTGGCAATTAAAGATTCTTATACTGATAATGGTGAAGTTGGACAAAAACTTCAAACTGTTGATGGTATTGATTTCGCAAGAGGATTATCTGAAAAGGTTGTTGCAAATACTTTATTAACTTATTTAGCACCTGCTACTAAGAGAAGACAAGCAGCTGATAGATTAAGAGCAGCTAAAGATGAATTAAGACAGAGAGCAATTGGATATACAAACGGAGCATTCCCTTACTTAGTTTATAACGAAGCAAGTTGTTCTCGTGATACTGGATTAATTGTGGATGCTTGTTGTACTGACTTATTGTATGGTGGTAACGAAAGAGGTATCGCAGCAGCATCTTCTTACTTTACAGGTCAATACGGAAGTGCAATTGCAGTTACTAGAGACCAATTATTGGAAACTTTGGAAACTAATAGATATTTAAGAACAAGAGCAGAGTTTATAGTAGCAGGTGCACCGGTTGAAGCATTTGGTTCATTGATTGTGGCTACTGGTATTGACTACTCTTACAATGGTAGTGGTGTAACATTTAAAGCACTTCCTCCAAATCAGGGTGGTAGTGGTAAAGCTAATCCATTATATGAAATTACGGAATTAGGTGGTGGTAGAATCTACTTTACATCTGGTAACGAAACTGGTGACTTTAGAATTGGTACGGGATTGAGTATTAATCAGGCAACTGGTACTTTGGTGGGTAGAACATTTAGTAAATCTCTATTCTCATTAGTAACTCCGTTCTCATTAGCACTACAAATATAAAAAAGAAAAGAAAAAAATAAAAAAAATGGCAACAGTATTCGTACCCTTAAATCGGTTTCAGTCAGTAGTAACAGGATTGACTGGAGAGCCTGATGAAATATATACAACACCTGATGGTGTATCATCAATTGTATTATCTTGTCAAATTACAAACAATAGTTTGATAACTCAACCTGTAACTATATTTGTAACATCAAATAAAGAAGTACCTGTACCTCAGTTTGGTGATATATATAGTGGTAGTTCATTTGTAAGTTCTTCTGTATCATTATTAAATTTTAGTGGTAGCTTTTCTAGCGCATCTTTATTATTAAATGCAAATAGACAATTTTTAAGAAAAGAAATAGCTGCATATACTCAAAATCAAAATAATTTATCGGAAACTCCATTTACTTTTATATCATCATACTTTGAGCAAAATACTTTAGATGATGTTGATGCAATAAAATATGATATAGTTAATAGTACAACAATCCGAACAAATAAAGCAGCAAAAGCTTATTTTGATAAAAATGGTGTATCTGCAATTGATACAACGGAATATTCTGCATCTATATTTGCTTTAGATTATTTAAAAGTATTATCAAATCAAATTATAAAAAATCAATCTGTAACTGGTTCTACCGATTCACCTCTATTATTTCAAAGTGGAGTTACACAATCCGTATTAAGTGGATTTACAAATGGAACGCAATCAGGAATATCAGCATCTATATATGTTGTGAATTCTTTAGTAGATGTAATTAAAAAAACTATTGAAGCCCCTGTATTAGTAGAGCAATCTGCTGTAAGATTGGTGACAAACGTAACAATACCTCCAGCTGATTCATTATCTCCTGTGGTTTCTGGTAAATTAGTATTAGAAGAAACATATGGTTTTATAGTATCCGGCTCAACTGAATTGACTGTGGTTCTTTCTTTGTTAGAAAGTGCGAATGAATAACAATAATATCATTGATTGATATTTATAAGGGATTCTCTATATTTATAACAAAGCTGGGAAAGTAACGCATGGCAATAAGTAATCTATTAACAGGAAGGGTAAGGGTTGTAAGCCCGAAAAATGTAACATCTGATAGGTATGAGTTCCTTGATTTATCTCAAGCTGAACCAAATTTAGGTGTTCCTAACTTTTCTGCATCCCTTTTAACAAATCCAGCCATTGTAGTTTCTGATGACCAAGGTAATAGAGGATTTGTAAGAAGTTTAGATTTAGATAATGTAAAAGCTAAATTTACTGGTTCTTTTAGTGGTAGTGCGGAATTAAGTGGTAGTTTTACAGGTTCTTTTACAGGTTCTTATTCTGGCTCATTTTATGGAGATGGTTCTGCGTTATTTAATTTACCAAACGCAACATTTATAGCTAGTGGTTCGGCAACTGCATCTTTCATTGAAGGAAATTTAGATGTAAACACAAATACAATAATTCATGGTGATTTATATGTTGATAACGCAATTCACGCTGAGCAACTTTTAGTATCTTATATATCTTCATCTGTAATATATTCATCTGGTTCAAATAAATTTGGGGATGAAATAATTGATAAGCAAGAATTTACAGGTTCAGTTGAAATTAGAGATAGATTAAATGCGTATGTAATATCGGGCTCTACAATAGCTGGTAATTTAACTGGCTCATTTATTGGTTTAGCCGAAGCAACTGGTTCATTTAGTGGGTCTTTTACTGGTTCTTTCTTTGGCGATGGCGCAAATTTATTTAATTTACCAAAAGCAACTAGATTAGCAAGTGGTAGTATAACTGCATCGGTTAGTCCTGATTATGGATTTAAAGTAGAATCAAATATAAGTGGTAGTGAATTTACTGGTAGTGTTGATATAAGTGGTAGTGTATCTGCATCATTCTTTATTGGGGATGGTAGTAGATTATTTAATATTCCGGCATTAACGGCAACTTTAATAGCAAGTGGTAGTGTAACAGCATCAGTTGCTCCCGATAAAGGATTTATTGTAACATCCGTAGGTAGTGGTTCTCAATTTACAGGTTCATTATTTGCAAGTGGTAATATTGTAATACCAACTGGTTCTGGATATTTTTCTGGTAGTGGTGCAGGATTATCAGATATACCACGTTCAGCATTATCGTTTGAAATCAATAGAATTTCAAGTGGTTCGGCTACGGCATCAATTTCACCAAATTTAGGTTTATCGGTAAATACTTTTGCACAATTTGATTATTCAGTATCCGCTTCAATGTTTAGTGGTAGTGGTAGGGGTTTATTTGATATTCCTCGTTCTGCATTAACTCCTGATGCATTAGTAGCAACATTAATAGCAACTGGAAGTATAACAGCATCTGTTTCACCTAATTACGGATTTAAAGTAGAATCAATTGATAGTGGGAGTACTTTCTTTGGAAATATTTTATTAGAGTCTGGTTCTTACTTTAGTGGTAGTGGTGAAAAATTATATAATATACCTCGTTCTGCATTTACTGGAGATGCATTTAGAATAGCAAGTGGTAGTATTACTGCATCCGTATCTCCTGATGCGGGATTTGTTGTAACATCAATATCTGGTGCACATTTTGACACAACAATTTTTGTGACAGGCGGATATGTTGATAGTGCTAGTTATGAAATTATTTCTGCTGAATTTTATGGAGCAGTAAAATTATTAAGTGGTTCATTTAGTGGTAGTGGTTTAAATCTTTACGATATTCCCGTTAAAGCATTAAAAGATTTAGATTTATCAAGAATTGGCAGTGGGTCTGTAACGGCATCAATTAGACCTGATTATGGATTTAGAGTAAATACATTTTCAGAAATAAGTGGAAGTTTTATAGTATCATCATCAACATCAGATATATTAACATCATCTTTAACAACTCAATATGATGTAACAAATATTGGTCTTTCATCTTATGCATTTAATGGACTTGGTGGTAATCCAACATTAGATATTGTAAAAGGAGTAACATATAGATTCAATGTAGTAGCTCCAAATCATCCATTTTGGATTAAATCTGTAAATTCTACTGGGTTATCAAATACATTGGGTGTTAATGATGGGGTTACTGGAAATGGTACTGATAATGGTATTGTAGTATGGGAAGTTCCAACTGGTTCATTACAAGACAAATATTATTATAATTGCCAATTCCATAATACTATGGCTGGTACATTTATTATACATGATGTACTTAGACGTTCTCAAAAAATACTTTTTATTGGAGATACTACTGTAACTGGTAGTTTATTTGTACAAGATAGAATTGAGGCAAGAGAAATAAGTGGTTCGTTTAGTGGTAGTGGTAGAGATTTATTTGATATTCCACAATCGGCACTTTCTGGAGATGCACCGAGAATAGCAAGTGGTAGTGTAACCGCATCGGTATCTCCTGATAGAGGATTTGTTGTAGTATCTACTGTGTCTGGAAGTATATTTAGTGGTAGTGTTTATTTATCATCTGGTTCATTTTTCTCTGGTTCTGGGGAAGGTTTATTTAATATTCCAAGAACAGCATTTAGCGGAGATAGTCCTAGAATTGCTTCTGGTTCTGTAACAGCTTCGGTAAGTCCTAACTTTGGATTTAAAGTTGAATCGGAAATAGTTGGTTCTCAATTTACTGGTTCTTTATTTGTAAGTGGTGGTAGAGGTATAGAAATTGCATCTGGCTCATCTTACTCTGGTAGTGGTGAACGATTATTTAATATTCCAAGAGCAGCTTTAACACCGGATGCATTATTAAGTACATTTATTTCTAGTGGTAGTGTAACCGCATCTGTTTCACCTAATTATGGATTTAGAGTAGAATCATCTTTAAGTGGTTCTCAAATTACGGGCTCTATATTAGTAAGTGGTAGTGTAACATTAAATTCAGGTTCATATTTTAGTGGAAGTGGTAGAAATTTATTTGATATTCCACTATCTGCTTTAGCAGAAGCAGTTGTTCAAGCAGCAAGAATCTCAAGCGGGTCAGCTACAGCATCAATTGCACCTAATACTGGATTGGTAGTTAATACAACAATTACAGCTTCAATGTATTCTGGTTCTGGTAAAGGATTATTTGATATTCCTCAATCAGCATTATCATCTGAAGTTTATAGAATTGCTAGTGGGTCAACCACAGCATCTATTGCACCTAATACTGGATTTGTAGTTAATACATTTTCAACATTTCAATATGGAGTATCCGCTTCAATGTTTAGTGGTAGTGGTAAAGGATTATTTGATATTCCATTCTCAAATTTAACTGGAGATGCTTTTAGAATAGCAAGTGGTAGTGTAACTGCATCGGTAACTCCTGAATATGGTTTTAAAGTTGAATCTGAAATTAGTGGTTCGCAAATTAGTGGAAGTCTTAAAGTTAGTGGAAGTATTTATTTGGGTAGTGGTTCATTATTCTCTGGTAGTGGTAAAGGATTATTTGATATACCTGAATCAGCATTAGCATTTAAACTTAATAGAATTTTTAGTGGCTCTGCATCAGCATCTATTTCTCCTGATAGAGGATTTGAAGTAAATACATTCTCTACAATTAGTGGAAGTTTTATAGTTTCATCATCATTGAGAGAAATAGCCACAGCATCATTAAATACTGTATTTGATGTTGTAAGTGATGGTAATAGTGCATATGCATTTTCCGGAGCAGTGAGTGGTTCAAATCCTACTATTACTTTAGTAAGAGGTTTAACTTATACATTTAATTTAAATGCACCCTTCCATCCATTTCTTATAAAAACAACTAAAACAAATGGTACATCTGATACATATAATTCTGGTGTTGATAATAATGGAATTGATGTTGGTGTAATATTATTTACTCCACCATCGGGTTCTCCTGATATATTATATTATAATTGCCAATTACATTCGGCTATGGGTGGAACTATTAATTTAGTTAATTCTTTATATGTTCCTGCTGAAATTAAATTTATAGGAGATACTATTGTAAGTGGTAATTTAGTTGTAAAAAATGATATCACTGTACCAACTGGTTCATATTTTGTTGGGGATGGTTCTAAATTAAATAATATTACATTAGCTAATTTAGCAATAGATTCTACAAGAATATTTAGTGGTTCTGCAACAGCATCAATTTCTCCTGATAATGGATTTGTACTTAACACATTTGCAACATTTGAATATGCAGTATCTGCATCGGTATTCACTGGTAGTGGTGCTGGTTTGTGGAATATTCCTAGAAATGCTATAACTGAAGAAGCATTTAGAATTGCAAGTGGTAGTGTAACAGCTTCAGTAAAACCTGATGCTGGATTTCTAGTTTTATCTATTGAAAGTGGTTCAACATTTACCGGCTCTATGTTTGTAAGTGGAAATTTAACAATTCCATCTGGGTCTGGATACTTTAGTGGTAGTGGTGAAGGATTATTTAATATTCCTGAATCGGCATTATCATTCTCTCCATATAAAATTGCTAGTGGTAGTATAACTGCATCTGTTGATCCTGATTATGGATTTAAAGTATTAACTCCATTCTTTGACCAACAAATTGGTTCTCAATTTACTGGTTCAATTGAAGTTAGTGGAAGTATTACAGCAAAAGATTTCTTCTTTGGGGATGGTAGATATATTACAAACGTACAAGCGGCAGCAGCTCCTTTCATAGCAAGTGGTTCTGCAACTGGTTCGGTAGCTAGTGGTGATACCTTTGTAGTAATAACTGGAGCAACTGGTTCTGGATTAGATTATCAAGTTGGTACTCGTATAACTGGTAGTGTTGATGTTAGTGGTAGTTTGAGAGCTCAATTTATTTTAGGTGATGGTAGATATATTTCAAATGTTGTAGCAACAGCTGCACCTTTTATAGCTAGTGGTTCGGCAACAGCATCGGTAGCTAGTGGTGATAGATTTATTGTAAAAACTGCAGCAACCGGTTCATTAATTGGTTCTCAATTTACTGGTTCAATTGAAGTTAGTGGTTCATTAAAAGCAGATGATGTAACCGCAAGAGGATTTTTATTTGGTGATGGTAGATTTATAACAAACGTACAAGCGGCAGCAGCACCATTAATAGCAAGTGGTTCGGCAACAGCATCTGTAGCAAGTGGTAAAGTATTTCAAGTAATTACAAATGCTGTATCTGGGGGCTATTATGGAGCAGAATTTACTGGTTCGGTAAGTATTAGTGGTTCAATATCAGCATCTCGTTATGATGGTGATGGTGGGGGGTTATTTAATATCCCCGCATCAGCTCTTAAAGATTTACAATTAGATAGAATTATTTCTGGTTCAGCTAGAGCAATAATAGACCCAACTACATTAAATGTTAATACTCCAATAACAGCTGCAAGATATGATGGTGATGGTAGTGGATTATTTAATATTCCTGCATTAGCATTGACAGACCTTAAATTGGATAGAATTAAATCAGGTTCAGCTGAAGCAGTAATTTCTCCTGATAAAGGGTTGGTTGTAAATACAAAAGCAAGTGTGTCTGGTGCATTGGCAGTTAGTGGTGGATTATTTGTAACAGGTGGAAATGTAATTCTAACATCTGGCTCATCATTCGTAGGAGATGGTAGTGGATTGACAAATATTAATATTGCAAATTTATCATTTGAAACCGCAATATTAAAAAGTGGTTCATATACTGCATCAATTTCTCCTGATAAAGGATTTGTGGTTAATACTTCGGCATCTATTTGGGGTGACCTTTATGTTGGTAATAGAATTTATTCTCCTCAAATAACAGGTAGTATAATTTACTCTCCTCAATTTACTGGTTCTTTATTAGGTACATATAAATTCCAAGGAGTAGGACCTACTGCATCTGTTGATTATGATATTTTAAGATGGGATGAAAATAGAGGATATTATATTCCTCAACCTGAAACTTCATTAACTGAAACTGTATCATTTAACAACGTTAGTGATTTAACAATCGTACATAATTTAGATATTCGTTATCCAATAGTTCAGGTATACGCTACTGGTTCAGAAGACCAGATTATGGCTGGTACTATTAAATCAATTGATAATAATACAATACAAATTAAATTTGCTGGATTAACTTCTGGGCATGTAGTAATTGGTAGTGGTGGTTCATTGATTAGTGGTACAATTCAAGCGGATAGAGTAACTGGTACTATATTATCCGCATCTCATGCAGATTACGCAACAATTGCTGGTTCTGTAGCAGGGTTAGATAGTGGTTCTATAAGTGCTATTTTATCAGCATCTTTAAATACTGGACAATTCGTATTGAATTCACAAACATCATCAATGAGTGTGTTTTCAGCAGTATCCTCATCATACGCATTAACAGCATCTTATGTTTCTGGTTTAGGTGGATTAAATCTAAATGAGTTAATTACAGCTGCACAAACAGCATCGATGAGTGTATTAACTGCATCTTACGCATTAACTGCATCTTACGCATTAAACGCTGGAATGGGTGGTGGGGGTGATTTGACTAGTGCCCAAACGGCATCTATGTATGTTTACTCATCTTCATTTTCTTCAATAGCACAATTTGCATTGAATGCACAAAATGTTGATACGGCATCATTTTTACAAAATAAAGGAGATGCTGTATTTAGTGGAAGTTTTATAGTAACGGGAAGTTTAGGACTTAGTGGTAGTTTATTTGTAACAAATTTTTATACATCATCTGCATCTGATTTAGTTGTTGTTTGGGATCCTGTAAGTAAGAAAGTGGAAACTAGAAACGTACAAGAAGCTGCAGGTACATCTGGACAAGATGGTACAATGGGTACTTCTGGTACGGATGGCACATCTGGTTCAAGCGGAAGTAGTGGCTCATCTGGTTCATCTGGTTCAAGTGGAAGTAGTGGTACATCTGGGTCATCTGGTTCTGATGGTTCATCTGGTTCAAGTGGAAGTAGTGGCTCATCTGGTTCATCTGGAAGTACGGGCTCATCTGGAAGTAGTGGCTCATCTGGAAGTAGTGGCACATCTGGAAGTAGTGGTACATCAGGATCATCTGGTTCAAGCGGGTCATCCGGTTCATCTGGCTCATCTGGAAGTAGTGGTACAACTGGGTCTTCTGGTACATCTGGGTCTTCTGGTAGTAGTGGAAGTAGTGGCTCATCTGGAAGTAGTGGAACTGCTGGAAGTAGTGGTACGACTGGCTCGCATGGTACATCAGGAACATCTGGGTCATCTGGTACAAGCGCTACATCAGGAACATCTGGGTCATCTGGAAGTGGTGGAAGTAGTGGAACTAATGGTTCAGCTGGAACTACGGGCTCAGAAGGTACATCAGGTAGTAGTGGAACTGCTGGCACATCAGGTTCATCAGGAACCGCAGGTACATCTGGTTCAACGGGTTCAAATGGTACAACCGGGTCATCTGGTACAACGGGTTCAAATGGTACGGCTGGCTCTTCGGGAACATCTGGCACATCTGGTTCTTCAGGTACAACGGGTTCAAATGGTACGGCTGGCTCTTCGGGAACGTCTGGCACATCGGGAACAGCTGGTAGTAGTGGACGTGATGGAACATCGGGAAGTTCTGGTAGTAGTGGACAAGCTGGTTCATCGGGAACGTCTGGCTCATCAGGAACGTCTGGTTCTACGGGAGCTAGAGGTACGGATGGTACGTCTGGCACATCGGGAAAAAATGGTACATCGGGAACATCAGGTTCGGATGGAACATCTGGCACTAGTGGTACGACTGGTAGTAGTGGTACAACAGGTTCAAGTGGCTCATCCGGTTCATCTGGTTCGTCTGGAACTAGTGGAAGTAGTGGCTCGTCTGGAAGTAGTGGAAGTAGTGGCTCAACCGGTAGTAGTGGTACATCTGGTACAAGTGGCTCTTCGGGAACAAGTGGTACGGATGGCACATCTGGAAGCAGTGGTTCAAGCGGTTCATCAGGAACTTCTGGTTCAAGCGGGTCATCTGGAACTAGCGGTAGTGATGGTTCATCTGGAAGTAGTGGCTCATCTGGAAGTAGTGGAAGTAGTGGTTCAACAGGAACATCTGGCTCGGCTGGTACATCTGGCTCGGCTGGTACATCTGGCACAACGGGTACATCGGGAAGTAGTGGTACATCTGGTTCTGATGGAAGTAGTGGTTCTGCTGGGTCATCTGGTACAAGCGGCTCATCGGGAACTTCTGGTTCAACGGGCTCTGCTGGAACTTCTGGCACAACAGGCTCATCGGGAAGTGCTGGGTCATCTGGTACTGATGGAAGTAGCGGTTCTGCTGGGTCATCTGGTACAAGCGGCTCAAATGGTTCTGCTGGAACAACGGGTTCATCGGGAAGTAGTGGAAGCAGTGGAAGCAGTGGAAGTAGTGGTTCAAATGGCAGTAGTGGAACTGATGGTTCAACAGGAACGGCTGGTTCATCTGGGTCATCTGGTTCGACGGGTTCGAATGGTTCGTCTGGCTCGGCTGGTACATCCGGCTCATCTGGTATTGATGGCACAAGTGGAAGTAGTGGAACTGATGGTTCAACTGGTTCAGCAGGCTCTTCTGGAAGTAGTGGTTCAACTGGTTCAACGGGCACATCGGGTAGTAGTGGTACTTCAGGAACATCTGGTTCAAGCGGCACGGATGGTTCAACGGGTACTGCTGGCTCATCTGGAACATCTGGTTCAACTGGCTCAAGTGGTACAACCGGCTCAACAGGTACATCGGGTTCGTCTGGAACACAAGGTTCGTCTGGCACATCTGGTACATCGGGCTCAACGGGTACATCAGGTAGTAGTGGTATTGATGGCTCTTCTGGTTCATCTGGTTTAGATGGAACTTTTTTTGGTTCATCTGGAAGTAGTGGTTCGTCTGGTTCAAGCGGCAGTAGTGGTTCGACTGGTACAAGCGGCAGTAGTGGTTCTTCTGGGTCAACGGGAACTTCTGGATTAGATGGTACATTCTTTGGCTCATCTGGTTCATCTGGAAGTAGTGGCTCAAATGGCACAACAGGAACAGCAGGAAGTAGTGGTACAACCGGAACATCTGGGTCATCTGGATTAAATGGTACATTTTTTGGTTCGTCTGGTACAGCAGGAAGTAGCGGAAGTAGTGGCTCAACAGGAACATCAGGAACTACGGGTTCAAATGGCACATCAGGAACTACTGGGTCATCTGGTACATCAGCTGAAGGTTCATCTGGTACATCGGGCTCTAATGGTTCGTCTGGTACTGATGGACACGATGGTACATCAGGCTCAAATGGTACATCAGGCTCCGCTGGCTCATCTGGTTCAACTGGTTCGTCTGGTATAAACGGAACATTTTTTGGAACAAATGGTACATCGGGTACGGATGGTAGCACGGGCTCTGGAGGTACATCAGGTACGGATGGTTCAACTGGCTCATCGGGAGTAAGTGGTACATCAGGATCAGCTGGTTCATCTGGGTCATCTGGTTTAAATGGTACATTCTTTGGAAGTAGTGGAACTTCTGGTAGTACAGGTACGGGAGGCACATCGGGAACGAATGGTACAACGGGTACAGCTGGCTCATCCGGCTCATCTGCAACAAATGGTACATCGGGTTCGTCTGGTGTAAATGGTACATTCTTTGGAAGTAGTGGAACGTCTGGTAGTGGTGGGTCTTCGGGTACATCTACGCCTGGTATTACATCGGGAACTTCTGGAACTTCTGTTCCGGGTTTAACATCTGGTACATCTGGACTTGGTTCAAATGGTACATCTGGTACATTATTATTAAGTGGTACAACTGATAATGGTGTAATCACATTAAATGGAACTCCACCAAATGCAACTGTTGAAAATAATTTAACTTTCGATGGAACTACATTAGGATTGAGTGGTAATATTACACAAACAGGTGATATAACTTTAACTGGAAATTTTGGAGCTAGTGGATATGTAAGTTCTACAACATATAGAGAAACCTATTCTGATTTAGGAACAGGAGGAAGTGCAACATTAGATTTATCAACAGCAAATAACTTTAGAAGACAATTTAATGGAGCAGCAACATTAACATTTGCACAAGCACCTGTTACTAAGGCGTTTGGATTTACGTTAGTTGCTATAAACGCTGGAGCATATTCAATTACTTGGCCTACTATTAAATGGGTTGGTGGAAGTGCACCAATATTAACATCATCTGGTATTGATGTTTTAGTATTCTATACTTATGATGGTGGCACAACATATTACGGATTTGTAACTGGTAAAAATTTAAGTTAATAAAGTTATGGGAATAGCAAGAAGATTAGTACAATCGGATTCATCGCAAGTATATCCATTTGTTTTTAAAATAACAACAACTGCAAGTAATACACAATTTACTGTACCATTAGTTGATTCAAGTGGATTAACTCCATCTGTAACAATAAATTGGGGAGATGGTAGTGGAAATTCACCATTAATAACATCATCTACATCTGTAAATAGAATTCATACGTTTGTAACACCCGGAACATACACTATTACTATTAGTGGGTTTATGCCAGGTTTTCGTGTGGATAATAGTTCAAGTATTAGAAATCTTATTACCGAATTAGTTCAATGGGGAATTGTTGGATTAAGAGTAGTTAATTTTTATGGTTGTGCTAATTTAACAGCAATACCAGGAAGTACATCTTTAAGTGGTGTTGGGGGATATACTGGATTGGCTGAAGTAACAAGTTTTGCATCATTTATGAGAAGTACTAGAATAACATCAATACCAGCGGACATATTTGATTATTCTCCAAACGCAACAACTTTTACCGATAGTTTTTCATCAATAACAACATTAACAACCGTACCAGCTGGATTATTTGATGCAGTTACAAATGCAACAACATTTGCATCGTGCTTCTTTGCTTGTACAGCATTAACATCAGTACCCTCTACTTTATTTGATACAAATACATTAGTTGTAAACTTTTCATCAACATTTAGAAATTGTAGAGCATTAACAAATGTATTACAATTTACATATAATACGCAAGTTACTATTTTTAATAATATTTATAATATGAGTTCTACAACAAATGCATTGACGGGAACAGCTCCTCAATTATGGAATAGAACTCCAACTCCATCGGGTACAGCTGCATTTTTCAATTGTATTAATTTAACGAATTACGCATCTATACCTGCAAACTTTAAATAATATGTATTTACGAATTATAGACGAAACAATAAACTATCCGTATAGTATTCCTCAATTAAGAGAAGCATTTCCGAATGTAAGTTTACCTGCTGAATTAAGTGATGAAGCTTTAATTGAATGGGATATGTATGTTGTTATACCTACTCCATATCCAAATGATTACACAAAAAATATTACCGAAGGAACTCCTGTTTTAACGGATGGTGTGTATTATCAAAATTGGATTCAAACAAATGCATCTGAAAGTGAAATAGATTATAGATTAGAAAATCAATGGTTTATTGTTAGAGAAACTCGAAATGAATTATTAGCAGAGTGTGATTGGACACAATTAGCAGATATATCAACTGAAATAAAAGTAGTTTGGTCTGAATATAGACAATCTTTAAGAGATATTACATCTCAAACCAATCCATTTAATATAACTTGGCCTACTAAACCTTAAAAGGAAAAATATTTATATTTATACACATAACAATAGTATAGATATAAATGGTAATACATAGTCCCATATTCTCAGGTTCAATTATTCAAGATAGGAATAATGCATATGCTGACCTTAGTGGTTCATTCACCGGTTCACTTACTGGCTCATTTAAAGGAGAAATCGATGTACAAACAGCTACGTTTGATAATTTAACTGTAACAAGAACTTTAAAATTAGGTTCATTTGTAAGTGATATCCAACGAATAACTGGTTCTATATACAATACTGGTTCTATATACAATACTGGTTCAATAAATTTAACACAAGGTGCATACTTACAAGATGGTGTAAACGTATTAGATACGGCATTAGCTTATTCAATTGCATTGGGATAAAATAAAATATAAATGGCAAACTACTTTAAAAATAGTATTACTGGTTCAATTGGTACAAATGGTGTAATCGCTTATCAAGTACCAGCAGCTACAACAACAACTATAATTGGTGTAAATGTAGCAAATGCAGCATCACAAAATATTTCAGTTAGTGTAATGGCTAGAGATAGTTCTGGAAACAAAACTGTATATTTAGTAAAAGATGCATTAATTGTTCAAGGTAGTTCTACTGTATTAATAGGAGGTGAGCAAAAGTTAGTATTAGAAACAAATGATTTTCTTTCAGTAACATCATCACTTGCTAATTCAGCAGATGTAATTGTTTCAGTATTAGAGTTGACATAAAATAAAATATAGATTTAATGAAGTTTGAAGGTAAAAACCCTAATGGTATAAATCAAAATAGTATTAATAGTGTATCACTTTTTGTAAGTGGTTCTTCTATTTTAAATGCTTCATCCGAATCCGTAAGTGTTGTAGGAAATTTTACAGCATCGGCTGTACAATCTAATGTAATTGGTACATCAAATGGTTCACCTTTACAAATAAAAGCAAATGAGCAAATAACAGGTTCATTAAATGTAAGCTCATTCGTATCAGCATCTACGGTATATGCTAATTTAGTTGGTGATGGTAGTGGTATAACAAATATTCCAGCATCAGCAATTGGTGATGTGGATAGAATTAAATCAGGTTCAGCTCAAGGTGTAATATCTCCAAACAAAGGATTGGAAATTAATGTTAAAACAGCTATTGCTGGCAATTTAACTGTAACAGGTTCAGCTATCATAACAACTGATTTAACTGTTGGTGGTAAAATTACAACAACGGAATTATTTACTCAATATATTTCATCTTCAATAATTTATACAACTGGTTCATCTAAATTTGGTGACCAATTAACTGATAAGCAAGAATTTACTGGTAGTGTAGCTATAACAGGAAGTGTTTTACTTTCTGGTAGTTTAAGAGTTGGAAATTTTCCAAATGATTCATCAACGGATGAAGTATTAGTATATAATACTGTAACTGGTATAGTTGGTAGAAAATATGCAGCAGCATCATCTGGAACATCAGGAACTTCTGGTACAACTGGCTCGGCTGGTACATCTGGCACAACGGGTAGTAGTGGTACAACCGGGTCATCAGGAACTTCTGGTAGTGGTGGCACATCGGGAACGTCTGGTTCATCTGGTAGTGGTGGCTCAAGTGGTACGGGAGGTACATCGGGAAGTTCTGGTACATCTGGCACAACAGGAACGTCTGGGTCATCTGGAAGTGGTGGCACATCGGGAACTGCTGGCACAACGGGTTCAAACGGAACATCGGGAAGTGGAGGCACCTCCGGAACATCTGGTTCATCGGGAACTTCTGGCAGTAGTGGTACAAGTGGCACTGATGGTAGTAGTGGTACGGGAGGCACATCAGGAAGTTCTGGTACAAGCGGCTCATCGGGAACATCTGGTAGTGGAGGAAGTAGTGGAACAACTGGCTCATCGGGAACAACGGGTTCATCGGGATTGACGGGTAGTAGTGGTACATCAGGAAGTAGTGGCACATCTGGTAGAGATGGTACATCGGGATCTGGTGGTACATCAGGAACAAATGGTAGTGGTGGTATAACTGGTGCTGGTGGCTCAGCCGGTACGTCTGGTAGTAGCGGTACATCAGGAAGTTCTGGAACATCTGGGTCAACTGGAAGTGGAGGAACATCAGGATTAAGTGGAGCTGGTGGAACGGGTGGTAGTGCTGGAACATCAGGAACTTCTGGAACAAGCGGCACAACAGGAACTTCTGGAAGTGGAGGAACGGCAGGTACGTCAGCAACAGCTGGGACAGGTGGAACGGCAGGCACATCTGGGTCTGGAGGTACATCGGGAAGTTCTGGAACAAGCGGCTCAACAGGAACTTCTGGAAGTGGAGGTTCAACCGGAACATCTGGAAGTGGCGGCACATCTGGAACATCTGGAAGCGCAGGTACATCTGGTATTGATGGTACAAGCGGCAGTGCAGGTACATCAGGAACAAGAGGTACATCTGGCACAGCTGGAACAGCTGGGTCAAGCGGTACAACAGGAACTTCTGGAAGTGGTGGTACAACGGGCACATCGGGTTCAGCAGGTACATCCGGCACATCAGGTTCAGCAGGCACAAGCGGAAGTAGTGGTACAACAGGAACGTCTGGCTCAGCTGGTACATCTGGTACATCGGGAACTTCAGCAACATCAGGAACATCAGCAACATCTGGTTCAGCTGGTAGTGGTGGAACATCCGGCTCAACGGGTTCAGCTGGTACATCTGGCACGGCTGGTACATCTGGCACGGCAGGAACGGCTGGTACAGCTGGTAGTGGAGGTACATCAGGAACTTCTGGAAGTAGTGGTACAAGCGGCTCTAGTGGTACGAGTGGCACATCGGGAAGTAGTGGTACTGGTGGAACGGCTGGCACATCGGGAAGTTCTGGCACATCGGGAACTTCTGGGTCATCAGGAACTTCTGGGTCATCAGGAACACGTGGTACATCTGGTACATCTGGATTATTAGCATTAACAGGTACAACTGATAATGGTGTAATTACTTTAAACGGAAGTGCACCAAATGGAACTGTTGAATCAAATTTAACTTTTGATGGTACATTACTTACGGTAACCGGTAACGCTACAATTACTGGTGACCTTACTGTGAGTGGTACAACAACATATATTAATACAACAACTCTTAACATAGGTGATAATATTATTACATTAAATGCGGATATTGGCGCATCAACTACACCAACTGAAAATGCTGGTATAGAAGTTAAGAGAGGAAATCAAGCAACAAGACAATTTTATTGGAATGAAAGTGGATTAAGATGGTATTCTGATACTGATTTTTATGTAGCAGGTAATATTGGTGGTAGTGGTAACGTTGTAATAACAGGTACAATAGATACTGGACAAGGAGCAACAGAGGTTTATTTAATGAACCAAAATATTCGTACAACCGATAACGTTACTCATGCAACAATTACAGCAACAAATGGTGTAAGTGTAACTGGTGGTAACCTTTCAGTAGGTGCCGGTAATATAACATTAAGTGGTACAATAGATACTGGACAAGGAGCAACAGAGGTTTATTTAATGAACCAAAATATTCGTACATCAGATGCAGTAACATTCTCTACTGTTGATACTGGACAAGGTGCCAATGAGTTATACGCAATGAATCAAAACGTAAGAACTACGGATGCTGTAACATTTGCTGGTGTAACAGGAACAGCATACTTTGATGCACAAACAAGTAGTGGATTTAGAATAAGAAATGCAGCCGGAAGTGCAAACGTTGGTGGATTTACTCGTAGAGGATTATGGGAAGGTAATGCAAACTATGACCCAGCTTTATGGGCTGAAACTGGATACGCTTTATATTTTTATACTAATGGAAGTGCATCGGTAAAATCATCAATAAGTACTGGTGGAGATTTATATGCAGCTGGACAAATGTATGTGGGTGGTAATGGATACAATACTGGAACTCAAGTAGTTTATAATAGTGGACAATGGGGAATTAGAACATATCCAAGACGTTCAGACGGAACAAACATAGATTTTATTTATTCAGGACAATCAGGTCAGCCAACTTATGTTTGGGGAACGAATGATGGTGTGAATATGTATCCTTGGAATCCATCAAACTTTAGTGTAAGTTCAGCTGGTTCATCAACATATACATACAATATATATTCGCAAGATACACGTAGTACAAATGATTTACCACAATCATTTAATAACATAATTCGTTTTGATTTTAAAGGAAATGGTACAAATGGATTGAGTGATGGTGGTTCATATAACGGACAAATGTATTGGAGAAGTTATGGTAGTAGTACTGATTTAAGTGGGGGAATGCCAATTCAAATTGCATATACTGCTGCTGGTAGATTATGGACTAGACTTGGAAGTACTGCAACAACTTGGAATGCTTGGCAACAATTATTAAATAGTATTGACCAGGTTTACGCATACACTATGAATCAGTATGTTAGAACATCTGATAATGTTTCATTTTCAACTATACAAGCAACAAATAGTAATGATGCAGCTGGTGTGTACTTTAGAAGTACAAATGAAGTTATGTCTGGTGAAGCTTGGGCAACTGCAATTTATAACTATAATGTAAATGATGGTTTATTAGTACTGAATAGAGATAGTGGTAACACTGCTCACCCTGTATTCCATATTGGTGGTTATAACAACGCCGGATATGCTGGATATACTGATGGTGATGCTATGGTAACTTTAGTAAGAGCAGATGGTGTAAAATCAACTGGTAGTACTTACGCTTATAGAGGCTTATCAAACTCATCTTACTATTCTAATATTATAAAGACAACATCTACTACGGTGTTTAGAGATGCTCAATCAGCATTCCAATTTGTTGGTAATATTACTCCAACTGGTTGGGTTAGAATGGGTTCTTTTGCACAATCTCAAAATAATAGTGGTGAAGCTTGGATAGGTAGAGCAGCTGATAGAGCAACAGGTATTTCAACATTACAATTAGGTGGTAGTGGTAACACTAGATTTGAGGTAGTGGATAGAGCATGGTCAAGTGTAGTATTCTCTGCATATGGTGATGGTAATGCTTACGCAGCAACATCATTTAGAGCACCTTCAATATATGGTGATACTTTTTATGACCAAGGGGGAACGTTTTTATTCCAAAAAGGAATTAATAGTGGTAACACTAGACATATAAATTTATCAACTTCAACATCTGACCCATCTGCGGTTGGTTCATCCACCGGTATTACATCTGGGCAAAGAAATGATGGCGTACCTTACTATTTAATGTATGTAAAATCTCCATATAATAATGGATACTCTACACATACTCGTTTGACTTTAGGATGGCATACTGGTGTTGAAATTGGAGGCAATCCATCATATGGTGGTACTCGTTTTATGAATGATTCTCCGGGTGTTAGCACTACGGAACTAATGAGTGTTGGTGCAGGTGATTCAAACGTAAGAATAACTAATAACTTATATACGGGCGGAAACGTCTATTCTTATAGATTCTATGATAGAGATGACACAAATTATTATTCAGACCCTGCAGGATTATCGGTTCTTCAAAACGTTTGGGCTCAATCATATAGTGTAAATGATTCGTATTATAACTCAGCATCTTATATTCAAAACTGGCCTGGTGCTGGTAGAGGTGGATTTGGTACATATAGTACGCATGGTTGGAGATTAGACCAAGTCAATAGTACGCAAGCAACTCAAGGATATGCAGGCGCAACGGATGTTCAATTATACATGGGACCATACAATACTTTAAGGGGTGCTAGTGGATATTTTAATATTTGGTATGATTGGGATGATTCGGCATATAGAGTAGACCCCAATGGTGATAGTAGATTGTGGCAATTGGGAGTTGGATACGCATTACCATCAACTAGATTGCATGTTACTGGTGACCACGGAAATAGTAGATTGCGTGTAACATTAGCAGCAGCTAATAATGGATCTGGACAAGGTGATGTTCATATGCAAATGTGGTGTTCTGAACCGGGTAATACTTGGAATGGAGCTGGTATTGGATATAATGTGGATAACTCATCAAACCAATATACAAACACATATTATTGGGGTAGATTAAATACAAACCACGGACAAGGATATATTCGTTTTGAACAAGATGGTGGTATGGTTCTTTATAATACCAATACATCTGGTACTCGTTATACAAACCAATATTGGGGTATAAACTATACATATGTTTACAATTACTTGGAAGGTGCAAACTCCTTAAGAGCACCTTATTTTTATGATTCAAATGATACAAACTATTATGGAGATTTTGCTGGTACATCTCATCTTAACACAATGTATATTTACAATGTGTATTATAGAGGTGATGGTAACTATGGTGCAATTGGTACAAACTCATATAGAGATACTGTAAACTCTGGATACGATTCTGACCCATTGGAGTTAGTTTATTATAGAGGATATCCTGGTGTTAGAATTGGTACTGGTGGTGGAACTCGTTCATTAACTGCTGGTGATATTTATTCAAACGCATGGTATAGACAAAATACTTCAAATGGTTTCTATTGGGAGCCGTATGGTAGAGGTTTCTTTTCACCTGAAGGTGCTGGAAACTCATATGGACACGTAGCAACTTATGGTGGTGGTAGAAATGGTTGGTATGGCTGGGGTATAGCTAGTACGCATTGTTTTATGAGTACAACCGGTGATAACGTAGGTGTACATGATAACCGTTATAGTTGGATTTGGTATTGGGATGGTGGAGCATTTAACGTATATAGAGGATATACCTATATGGTTGGTTCAGCACGTTCTCCTATATTCTATGATTCAAATGATACGGGATATTATTGTGACCCTAATGGTACTTCAAGTTTAAATGCAGTATATACAAATAACTTATATATCAGACCGGGTTATATGTTGTATTCTGATCCTGGTGGATGGACTGGGGAATATTACAAAATACAATGGCATAGTTCTCACTTATATTTCCAAAGACAACAATGGGGATACTTTATATTCAGAAATCCTAACGGAAGTGAAGGTGCGTATATAAATGATAATAACCTTTGGTTGGCATATTTGGGTTGGATGAGTAATAACGTAAACCAAAGTGTAAGAAGTGATGCTTCGCCTACATTCCAAGAGGTTTATGCAAATGGATGGTTTAGAAACCAAGGTGGTGGGGGTTTATACAACCAATCATATGGTTCTCATATTAGAACTAACTTTGATTCATCGTATGGTTGTTATCAAACATTTGGATATTATAGAGGTGGTTATGGTGGTATGCTTGTAAATGACCCATCTGGTTATTACAACAACTTGATGTTTGAGAGTGGTAATGGTGGTATCTATGTACAAAATGGTAATGGGTGGAGTTATTATTATAGTAGACCTAATAACTGTGCATCGGTCGATTCAACTACTTATGGATTTATTAGATTTAATATTCAGGGTTCTGTAAGATTCCGTAACTTCATTAATATGAACTACAATTCAGATGGTAATATTGATGCTGGAAGTGGATTTGGTATTTATTATCGTTCTTCTGGTGGGTATAACTGGATAGGACAAACTGATGGATACAACGCTATGTATATGTTGTGTGGTGGGGGTTCATATGGTGGAGTAGTACTATATCAATATTACTATGGTTGGTCTGGATACTCCGATGCATCAGTAAAAAATATACATGGAGTAATTACGGATGTACTTGATAAAGTGGATAATTTAACACCTATCTACTACACATATAAGATGCATTCATTGGACCCAGAATTTGTAGAAGATACTAATATCAAAATGGGTTTTACAGCTCAAAACGTTCAAGAAGTATTCCCTACATTAGTAAGGACTGATGAAAAGAGTGGATTATTAACGCTTTCTATGGAATCTTTAATACCTGTACTTGTACAATCGGTTAAAGAATTAAGAAATGAAGTTAATTTCTTAAAAGCACAAAACGAATATTTATTAGAGAGAATTGAAAATTTAGAAAATAGTTAATATGGCATTTATAATAAAAACACCAATTGGTACAGATAGAGGACTTGCAACAAATGCATATGTAAGAATTAATGAATACAGAGTTCTTAAAACAGGAGAATGTATATTTGATATTCATATATATAAATCAAAAGCGGAAGCAATTTTAGCAGATTCTAATATAGCTACCTACGCAACTGCAAATCATTTGACTTGTAGAAGTTTTGAATTAGGAAATGAAATTAAAGTAAATTTAAGTCGTGAAATAATTAAAACTGTAACCGTTCCAAAAGAAACTCCAAAGACAATTCAAGTAGAAAGAACAATTGGAACAAAAACATATAATGTGACAGAAAATGTAATAGAAATAGAACCAAATACATTTCAAACTACACTAAAAGTACCAGATTGGACTCAGATTCAAAATCATAATATTTTTGAATTTGGATATGCTAAATTAAAAGATAAATTAATTGAATTATATGGTTCTGAAAATATTGAGGATGACCATACTACAACTGCATCTCAAGGAACTTTTGCCGAAGCTTACGCTGAAGATTTAAGAGTAAGAAACGAAGGAAACCTTTAATAAAATAATTATGGCAATTTTTACAAAAGTAGAAGAAACAACAATTTTAGGAAATACAGTTAATAGATTGTTTACTAACATACTAAGTTATGATATTGGTAGAGATGATTGTAGAGTTAGATATGAACTTAGATATGTAGACCCTAATAGAGAGTCAGTAGCAATACCTGATACTATTATTACATCTAATATGTGGAAAGTACCGGTTGATGTTTTAAGTGCATGGTCTGGTAGTAATACCCATTTGGTAGATGAGTTATGTAAAACAATTGGATTAACACCAATAGAACATTCATCGCATAGCGATAGAGTATAAAGTATTTAATATAATATTTATAAAATATAAAATAAAAGATTATGGCAAGAACATACGAATGGTCAGTAAAACAAATAAAAAAAGCAGATAATGAAGATTTTACTGGAGCTATTATAGGCACACAATGGAAATTGATTGGTACAGACGATGATGGTCAATTTGGACAATTTGATGGAGCAACTCCATTTAAATTAGAACATATAAATCCAGATGATTATACTCCGTATGAAGAACTTACAGAAGAAATTGTAGTTGAATGGATTAAAAATGTAGCTAGTAGTTCAAATAATCCAACCTATTGGCAACATATTGACGAGGTAATAACAAAAGATATTTACACAAAAAGAAATAATATAAAATTAGTACCAATTGAATCACTTCCTTGGTCTACTGCTAGTTATGATTATGTAATGCCAACTGGTTCAATGATACCTCCTATTTAGGAATACTATACAAAATAAAAAATTTAAATGTTCAATTCACTTATTTATAGACAAATTTGTGTTTTGAACATTTTTTTTATATTTATATAGGTAATTATATAAGGTTTTCTTAATTACAAACTTAAAATACAAATTGTAGAAACAAAATGGCAGAAAGAATCGTATCACCTGGCGTATTCACAAGAGAAAATGACCTATCATTCTTAGCACAAGGAATAGGAGAAATTGGGGCAGCATTTATAGGACCTTTTAAGCAAGGACCCGCATTCGTTCCAACTATTGTGAGAACTCAATCCGAATTTGAGAACATCTTCGGCACACCTGATGGAACATATTATACTGAATATGCAGTACAAAACTATTTAAGAGAAGCTGGAGCAGCAACAGTAGTAAGAGTAGCTGGTATCGGTGGATATCAACAAGTAGCACCTTTGGGAATTTTAGTATCAAGTTCTCTTGGTACAAAAATAATTGGTACTTTACACTCAACTAAATTTGGTGATGAAGGAGTTGGATTTACAGCAATTGATACAAATATTACAGCTAGTGCAACCATATCTGGTTCATTTGTAATATCTGGAAAAGTTAGTTCTGGTTCAGCTGTAGCTAGTGTATCTGCATCAATTTTAGCATCCGCTACAAATGATTTAGCAGATGTATTTGGTGAATCTCCATTTGGAGCTAAAGCAGCATACGCTTACACTTTCTTTGAAAACGCAGCATTATTATATACTGGTTCAATCAATGATGGTTTAAATGGTGTAAGAATAAGTGAATTAAATTTACCAACACAAAACTTTGCATACGATGCACAAGTAGCATCTACTCCTTGGATTAAATCACAAATAGTAAGTGGTGAAAGATATGACCTTTTCCGTTTCCATAGTAATGGACATGGTAACACCTATAATACTAAATTTAAAGTTGGTATATCAAATGTTAAAGCAGCTGGTGAAGATGGTTCAACTGATTACGCAACATTTACTGTAACGTTAAGAACATTTGGTGATACTGATAAGAGAAAGAGTGTAGTTGAAACTTACAACAATGTAAACTTAGATTCATCTTCTCCAAGATATATAGCTAGAGTAGTTGGTGATAGATATTTTACAATTGATAATAATGGTAAAATAACCGAATATGGTGATTACTCAAATAAATCAACCAACTTTAGAGTTGAAGTAGTATCTGAAGGTTCATTCCCAATTTCAGCAGCACCATTTGGACACGCTGCATATATTAATCCAATTACAACTAACAACGCAACTGAAGATACTTATGTACCTCCAGTAGTTTTCCAAACCGGTTCGGCAAATAACACATCATCATCTCCTGTATATTATGCTGGTTTTGATTTTGAAAGTACTGGTATTGAAATGGATAATAAACAATATTGTAAACCAATTCCTAATAATGCAAACGCTGGTGCAAACGTAGTATTTGCTTTTGATGGTGCACAGGGTTTAACATACCAAATGACTGGTTCGGCTGCAGTGGATATGGTTAAAAGACAATTCTTAGTAGCATTCCAAGGTGGTTTTGATGGTGTTAATCCAACTGTATCTGTAGCTAAAGCTGGAGATTCTGATTGGGGACCAGCAAACAATCAGGGATTAGATTGTAATCGTTCAACCGCAAGTGGTTCAGTAGGATATACAAAAGGAATTAACGCTTTAGGAAATCCTGATGAATACGATATTAACTTAGTAGTTGCGCCGGGTATCAATAGACAATTACATCCAGCAATCACACAAAAGATTATTGATATGTGTGAAGATAGACAAGATTGTTTCTATATTGCTGACTTTACTGACTACGATGCTGATATTACAACAGCAACTGAGCAAGCAAATGCAGTGGATTCAAACTATGTAGCTTGTTACTATCCTTGGATGAAAACAATAGATGCTAACACAAACAAACTTACAACTGTACCTCCATCTACATTATTACCAGCGGTATTCGCTAGTAGTGATAGATTATCAGCAGAGTGGTTCGCACCGGCTGGTTTGAATAGAGGTGGTATCACTGGAGCAGTTAGTGTTTTAAATAGATTAACACATTCTGAAAGAGATACTTTATATGAGAACAAAGTAAACCCAATTGCAACTTTCCCTGGACAAGGTATCGTAGCATTTGGACAAAAGACTTTGCAAGATAGAGCATCAGCATTAGATAGAATCAATGTAAGAAGATTACTAATCACTGTTAAGAAATTTATCGCTTCAACATCTCGTTATTTAGTATTTGAACAAAATACTACTGAGACTAGAAATAGATTTATCAACACTGTAACTCCTTACTTAGAGGGTATCCAACAAAGACAAGGTTTGTACGCATTCAATGTTGTAATGGATGATTCTAATAACACACCGGATGTGATTGATAGAAACATATTAGCGGGAGCAATTTTTCTTCAACCGGCTAAGACAGCGGAATTTATTGTAATAGATTTCAACATCTTACCAACTGGAGCATCATTTGCTGGATAATATGAAAATAAACAAAATTAATATTTATTAATACAAAATAAAAGGAATACAACATGGCAGACGAATTAATACTACCGTACGATAAGATGATTTTCCAGCAGTTCGAACCAAAAATGAAGAACCGCTACTACATGGAAATGACAGATGTGGGAATCCCAGCGTATATGGTTAAAACAGCAAATAGACCTCAAATTAACTTTGAAACTGTTACTATCGACCATATTAACGTACAAAGAAAACTTAAAGGTAAAGGTACATGGCAAGATTTGAATATCACTTTATATGACCCAATTGTTCCTTCAGCGGCACAATTAGTAATGGAGTGGATTCGTTTATCACATGAATCTATTACTGGTAGAGATGGATATGCAGAATTCTACAAAAAGACTATTAACTTTTATATGTTAGGTCCGGTTGGAGATAAAATTGAAAAATGGACTTTGCATGGAGCATTTATATCTCAAGCAACATTTGGTGAAGTAGATTTTAGTAACGCAAATGAACCAGCAACAATCGATTTAGTATTAACTTACGATTACGCTGTTCTTGAATACTAATATTCAAAAAAACATAAAATTAAGGGGATTTCAAAAGAATCCCCTTTTTTGTGCTTTCCATTTTTTTAAAAACTATGTATTTATATATACAAACTTAAAACAAGTAAAGTTATGACAGAAAAACAATTTGATTTTCCAACCGAAGTGTTGGATTTACCATCTAAAGGTAAATTATATCCAAAAGAAAACCCTTTATCTTCTGGTAGAATCACAATTAAGTATATGACCGCAAAAGAGGAAGATATTCTTTCTTCTACAAATCTTATTAAAAAAGGTATTGTATTAGATAAATTATTTGAATCTATTATAGTGGATGATGTAAATATCAATGATATATTGGTTGGTGATAAAAACGCTATTATATTAGCAACTCGTTTATTGGGATATGGTGCAGATTATAAAGTATCATTTTATTCGTCTAAAACAAGTACATCATTAGAAACTACTGTTGATTTATCAAAAGTAGCAACAAAAGATGTGGATATGTCTGGATTTAATAATAAAAATGAATTTGAATTCACAACCCCAACAGGAAAAAATAAATTAACATTCAAATTACTTACACATGGTGATGAATTAGCAATTGATAAAGATATAACAGCTTTAGAAAAATTAAATAAGGATACTTCATTTGAAATCACTACTCGTTTGAGATATATGATTAAAAGTGTGGATGGTAATTCTGATATGGGTGCTATTACAAAATTTGTAAATAATTCATTTTTAGCTAGAGATAGTAAGGCATTTAGAGATTATGTAAAATCAATATCTCCTGATATGAATATGAAATTTAGTTATACTCATGAAGATGGTGAGGTGGAGGAGGCACCTATCCCAATGGGTGTAGGCTTTTTTTGGCCTGGCGAAGAATCATAGTGCACTACTTCATACTCAAATTTTTGAGATGGTGGAGTATAGTAACGGATTCACTATTATGGAATTGTATAAAATGCCAACGTATCTTAGAACTTTTTATTATAATAAATTAGTAGAATCTAAGAAAAAAGAAGCTGAAGCAAATAATAAAGCAACTCAATCGGCAAACGCATCTAAAGTTAGGTTTAAGAGATAACACTCTTATTCCTAACTTTTTTGTTTATGCGATATTTATAGTTGTATTATTATAAATAAGCGAATATTATGGCAAAATATAAAATAAAAAAACATCAATTAAAGGAATTTTTTGGATTATTTACCAAAAAATCTACACCTGCTAAACTTCAACAATTGATTGATAAAGACCCTACTTTAAAAAGATTGAAGGCTGATGTGGATAAATTAAATTCAAAGTATAAGCCAGAGATTGATAAACTTAGAGATGAAAAACCTGAAATGTTTAAAATGTTTCAGAGTTGGGGAATGATACCAATGGATTACAATTAATATATAGAAATTAATGGCTGAAAAACTATCAGATAGTGCAGATGAACTTAGGTTAGACCTTCTTAGAGAAATTGAAGAAACTAATCAACGTATTGAGGAGCAAAATAAAAAGGCTGCGGTTGTTGGTGCGGAAGAGCGTAAAAAGCTTGAAAAACGTATTGAGAGGGAGAAAGAAAAATTAAAGACTTTACAAAAACAAGTAAAACCATTAGAAGAACAAAATACATTAGCAGAAGAATATAGTGATTTACAGGATACTCTACAATCATCTTTTACAAAATTAGATGCCGGTGCTAGAAAATTAATATCTACTAATAAAATAGGTAGTACTGCATTTGCATCTCTTGCAGCAGATATATTAGATATGAAAGACCAGCAAGCTGGTTTATCTGAAGATGAATTAAAAGTTAGTCAACGAAAATTAGATGTGTATTCAAATTTATATACATCTATTACTAACCAAGCCGAAGCAGCTGCACAAACTAAAAATGAATTATTGGGTGTTACTGAACAAGCTAGTAGAAGGATGCATTTTGAAGAAAGTATAGCTGATTTAGGACCTGCAGAAAAAAAGAAACTAACTGATTTGTATAAATTAAATGAAAATTTAATATCACAAAACGAAAGATTAACAAAGATACAAGAAGAAGCAGATGATTTATATCAAAGATTGCCAGCATTTTTACAAGATGGTGTTGATATGGCTAAGAAATTAGCTAAAGGTATTTCAAGTGGACTTGGTCCTATTGTAATAATGGGAGCATTATTTGCGGCAGCATTGGTATCGTTTAGTGAAATACAGGCAGCTGGTAAAAAGTTTAGAGAAGAAACTGGTTTAACTAATTCTCAAACAAAGCAAATTCAAAAAGATGCACATAGTATTTCGGTTGATTTTGCTAAATTAGGTGTTGATGCGGAAGTTGCATATGATAGTATTGCTGCATTTAAAGGTGAATTTGGAGATGTAATTCCAGTATCAAAAGCAGTAGCGGCTAATATAGCTGTATTAAATAAAAACTTTGGAATTGCTCAAACAGATGCCGCAGCTGTAAATATGATTTTTCAAAGTATGGCTGGGTTAAGTGATGCTACTGCACAAAGTGTATCACAACAAGTAGCTGATATGGCTAACTTAGCAGGCGTTGCTCCATCTAAGGTATTTAAAGATATAGCAGACTCTGCTGAAAGTACTTTTACATATTTTAAAGGTGATGTAAATCTTATTGCTAAACAAGCTATTGAAGCTAGAAGATTGGGTACTACATTAAAAGACGTATTAAAAACAACAGAAGATTTACTTGATTTTGAAAATGGTATTGAGAAAGAATTAGTAGCTGCAACATTTGTAGGTGGACAATTCAATTTATCTCAAGCTAGAGCATTGGCATATGCTGGTAAGCATGTTGATGCACAAAAAGAAATACTAAGACAAATTGAAAGAAGTGGTAAGTTTTCTGACCAGGATATGTTTACTAAAAAAGCATTAGCAGATGCAGCAGGTATGACTGTTGAACAAATTACTAAACAATTATTAATTCAAGAAAAATTAGGAGATTTAAGTGAAGTTGAACAAAAAAGAATGTCAGCTGCTATGGATAAGGGTCTGGATATTACAAATATGACAGATGACCAATTAAAAGCTAAAACTCAACAATTAGCAAAAGAGGAAGAAATTGCAGATAAGATAACTCAAATGGAAAATTCATTTAAGGGTATTGTTGCATCTGTTGGTGAAGGATTATTACCATTAATGGAAGCATTAGCACCGGTTGTGACAATAATAGGAAATGTATTTGGAGGAATATTTAAAGTATTAAATTATATACCCGGATTATTTCCAGCAATTATAGCAGGATTGACAACAATGTATATTTTAAGTAAAAAGACTGCATTACTTAAGATGAAAGAGGCTTTGATGAGTGCATGGACAAATAGTAAAATGGGTGTTATTGGTATTGCTTTAGCAGTGGGAGCAACAGCGGCAATTATGGCAGCTTATAGTAAAGGTGGTACGGATGTAGGGGATATGGCTATTAAATCAGGAAAAGGGGTGCAAATATCAACAGAGGAAGGTGGTATATTTAATCCATCTCCAAATGACCAAATCGCAGTTGCACCAAACGCAATTTCAAAACTTAAAGAAGCATCAAATGCAACACAACCATCTATATTATCTATGGGAATGGGTGGTAGTGATAAAGCAGTAAATGCTTTAATAACTGAAATGAAAGCATTAAGAGCGGATATGAGTAGCGGTAAGATAGTAACAAACACATTTTTAGATGGACAAAAAGTTATGGCAGGTATAGCGGCTTCTTCGGAAAGAAGTAGTAGAAATAATTTTACATACGGACAAAGATAATATAATATGCCAAGTTTAGAAGATTTATTTAAAAAACGAATTATATCAGAAGGACCTAATATAGGAAAAACTGCAGAAGAAGCTTATGCTATACAAGATAGTAAATCCAGAGATATTACATCATCTAATCTTTTTATAAATAAAGTTGCAAATTTAGGAGGTGGTCCTTTAAAACTATTTGATGTACTTGGTGTATTAAACAAACGTAGAAAGAAAAGTGTTTTACTAACGGAAACACCTGCCGAAGTGGAGCAAATGGGATTAAAGCAATTTGCTATAAGTGGTAGACCTTACATATACGGAGGTGATATATTTAGAATATCAAATCAAAGAACTAGAACGTTTACTCTAATGAATACCGCAGCTGGTAAAGGTTCAAATGGAGGTATTGATGATAAAATAGGTAATGCAGTTGGTAGTTATGCATCTGATGCAGTTACCAATTTACTTAGCGGTAAAAAAGAATTACCACCAAAACCTGATTTAGTTGCATTGGGCACTGAATTAGCAATTGATGTTGCTGATAGAGCATTGGGAGCATTACTTCCAAATCCAATGGTGCCAACCAAAGTAGCTGATGAATTTGAAAAAGGTAGAAATAAAAAGAAAGTAGATTTTATAGATGAGTTTGATACTCCTAAAAAAATACTTAAATTAAATTCACAAAAAAAAGTTCCTAAATTTATAGATAATTTATTAAAAAATAATAAAAATATTTTATCACAAACAAAAGATTTTTTAATATCATCTGCAGCTAGTATAGTTGGTGGGCTTGCAAAAGTAGGAGCAACTGCTTTAGTTAGAGGAGCTACTAATTTAATTGTTGGTCAAAAATTATCAAATATATTGTTAGGACCTCAAGCAAAAACATCAACACAACCAAACGATGGTATTAAACGATACTCAAGTAGTAAACCATATTCTCAAGTAAATGCTTTTGAATTTTTTAAACCATTAAAAGAACAGGTTGGTTTAAAGGGAAGATTTTTTCAACATATTGTTACTGATATACAAAATAAAGGTATTAAAGTAACTTTACCCGCTGGAAGTACTGGTGAAGCAGGTCTTATAGCTGCTATAAATAAAGAACCAAAAAATGCATCGGTTGTTTATCATACTGTTTCTAAAACAAGTATGTTTGCTATGAGAGGTATGAGCTCAAGAGCAGATGCATTGAATCTAAGTAAAGAAATTACATATTCAGGTACAACTGCAATAGATGCTACAACTAATCTACCATTAGATTCGTTTGATTTTATAGCATTAAAATTCTATTCAACATATCAAAATAAAACAGTACAATTTAGATGTACGGTTGCCGAATTATCAGAAACATTTACACCTACTTGGGAGTCTAATAAATTTATAGGAAATCCTTTTAACTTTTATACATATCAAGGAGTAGAACGTTCACTAACGTTTAGTTTTAAAGTATATTCATTAAATTTATATGAGCATATAAATGCATGGGAGAGATTAAACTTTTTAGCAAAATTAACATACCCACAGGATTATAAAGGAGCAACTGGAGCTGTTGCGCCTCCTTTATTGAAATTTACATTAGGAAACATGTATGATAGAAAGGATGCATTTATTGAAAGTTTAGCATTTAATGTTGATGCAAATACACCTTGGGAAATTGGAATGAATTCACAATTATCAAATGGACAAATTACAAAAGTTCAAAATGGGGGATATGCTACAGTTATTGATACATCTGTAACATCTGAAAATTTTAAATTACCAATGATAATAAATGTAGAAGTTAGTCTTAAATTTGTTGAAAGTAGAGGTACTACAAATAAAGAAATATACGGCTATCAACCACTTGTTAAAACGACAACACCATAACTATAAAATAAAATTATGAGTGAGCATTTAAAAGTACCAAAGGAAGCAAAACAGCATGGTGAATTAAATAACCATGGTTCTGTTCCTAAAGGAGAGAATACTAAAGTAAAATCAGATATTTATAATAAAGCTGGTTCGGTAGAATATACATTACCATCTGAACCAATAATTAGTGCAGATAAGGCAGGTATTACAACTATGCAATTTAGTGATGGTAGATACGTTGAGCTAGACCAAAATCAACCTTTTTCTACAAATATATCATTGGCATATGGTGCGCATGGACTTAG